CATCAAGCGAATTGGTGCTTTCGGATTTTGTTCCCCAATTTGCTGCGCCAACTTTACGGCATTTAACAAGAGCACCAGAAGCATAAGCACTTGGCCAAATTTTGTAACGAGATTTTACTTTATGGTAGCAAGCATCCTTTTCTTCATTGGTTACATAATCTGCAGCAGTATCTATATAATCCGCTGCTTTAGTTATTTTTGATTGTACCCAAGATCTCAAATTACCCTCACCAGATTTACCCATTTTTTTCTTGAGACGCTTACTTGCATTGTCAATTGTTTTCAATTCAGAACGAGCCATAGAGTACTCATGATCTTTCTTTTCTTCAGTTGCTACAAATTTTGCTTTTCCTGATCTTTCTGGGTTTGGATCTTTTTTTCTTTTTCTTCTTGCTGCAGAATCTTCTTCTTCTTTACTCATTTCTGAAGCCATTTTTGAACTACCACATTTTGGCTTTGTGGTTTGTCCTGGTTGTTTAGCGCAAGGTTTTCCTGCATACTTTCCTCCTAGTTGCACCCAACCAGGAGTTCCATCCGAAGATTTACTTTTAGAAAACCAATCATGAAGAGAATAATCTCCAGATTTTCTTGCTTCTAATAAAAAAGACTTAAAAGTTTTCATTTTTTCTTTTTTAAACTATTTAGAATTATCTGAAGATGGGAGTCCATTTTTTAAAAGTTTTTGAAGTTCTGCTGTTGATCCAACAAAAAGAGCATTTGTGACGTTTTTTGGATTGTTTGAATCTTCTTTTTTCAATTCTTTCATTTTTTGGTGTATATCCATTAATTTATCAGTAGAATCTGCAACATTTTTTATTAATTGTCCAAATACTTCATAAGCTCTTGGTTGTTGACCATCTTGTGCAAGTTCCAATAAACTAGATGCAGCCTCTTGACCTTTTTCAATTAAACTATAAAGTGTTCCCCTAACATATTCATAATCAATTTCCGGTTCTTCTTTATTTTTTAAATTTTCAATTTTTTTAATTTCTTTTTTTGTATCTTTAATAATTTCTTTTACTACTGAAGTTGGTTCAATATCTAAAGTTTCATTTATTTTTTCAAAATCTTTGTTCATATATCAATATCCCTACTCGGACTATATATTTTTCCATCATTAAAATCATAACGATATTCACTAAAACCAAAATCATCACCGGGAATCAACAAATCATCATCAGATTCATTTATAACATTTATAATTGAATCATTAGGATGAAAATCTGGAAATGTATTATATTGAGATCTTTCTACTAATAATCTATTATTTTCAATTTTTTTAACAAATAAAACTTCATTATCTATTTGTATATAAGAATTGGGACTTATTGAACTGCTATTTTGAACTAATATAAAAGAATCTTCTTTATTTACTTCTTTGGTTAATATTGTAGATGAATCATTATTATAATCTTTTATGGCTTTTGGCTCAGAAATGTATCTTTTTTGTCTAGATGCGTTTACAGTATTATTATTACTATAATAATCAACCTGCACTTTTTTAATGAGTCCTTCAGAATCATTAGAAATTGGACCAAAGAGATAAGATTTTGCAGTAAATCTTAGTGTATAAATTAGTGCCCTTCTCGTTTGAAAAGATCCCTCATATTCATCATTGAATGATATGCTATTAAGAACTATTGGAATATCTCTTTTTTCTCCAATTGAATCTACTAAGTTTACAGTCACATTAAAAGAAGGTTGAAAAAATGGTAATATTTGTTCTATAATTTGTAATGCATCATCATTCAATTTACTAAAAATATTAAGCTCAAATCCAATATTATATGGAACTGGCATAAAAACTTTTTTTAAATTACTTCCATCAGATGCTTTAAAAGTTTGGGTAACTCCAGTTTTTCTACTTTGGTCATATTGTATATTAATCATTTCAAAAGACATTCTTGGAAGAGTAGTTGCAATTGGTTTTGTCAACTGTTCTTGTTCTTGTATCTTTGCCAAAAACTTTTGCATTGGACCATAAGAAATACCTACTTTTGTTTCGTCCAATATACTTCCATCACTTTTAGTGTGTCTTATGTAAATATTATTAAACAAAGTTCCAAAAGAAATAATTGTTTTTCTTATTATTTCGTGATAAAAGTAAGTTCCTAACATTAATACTCTCCAAATGGATTAGATTCTGAAAAATCTAATATACTATCTGCTTGTGTCTCAATTTCTTCATTGGTATCATATGGATTATCATAACTTTCCAAATCGTGAGACTTAACTACATATTTAGAATTGGAAATAGATCCCACAATAATTTCACCAGCACTAAACTTACCAGTATTTAGTGATACTCTAAGATTGACTATTGGATTTATAGTATTAAAAGTAAAATCTCTTCTAAAATTTTTAACTCTTGCAGTTACTCCGGATGTTTGTCCGATAACTTCTTCATTGTAAATAAATGTTCCAATTCCAATAGTAGAAAATCCAGTAAATGATACTTCAGGTGCTTGGGTATAACCTATTCCAGGTTTTATAATTCTTAAATAATCAATTTCATTATCAGTATTTATTCCTGCAATTCCTGTTGCAGTAACTCCAACTCCAGGACCATCAATAATAACTTCAGGAACAGTTGCATATCCAGTTCCAGGATTTGTAATATTAAGAGAACTAACACTAAATTGAGTTCCCCCAATAGAGCAAGTAGCTGCTGCTCCAGTTCCATTACCACCAGAAAATGTAATTGTTGGTGGCGTTGTATAACCAGAACCTGCATTAATTAATTCAATTCTTTCAATAGATTGCACGTTCCCTTTTGTTGTAGTTATTGCAACAGCTGTAGCAGTAATTCCAGTTGGAGATTCTGAAAAAGTAACTGTAGGTTGTGAAGCATATCCACTTCCATCATTATTTAAAAATATTTCACTAACTGATCCGCTTCTTATAACTGCAGATGCAGTAGCAGTAACAGCAAGACCTGTGAGGACTAATGTTGTAATATATCCTTCATCTTCAACAGTATTATCAACTTCTTCTATTGCAGTATCAATAAGTTCATTTTCATATTCATAAAGTTCGCAGCTTAGTTCATATACATAATTTTTCCCCAATTGGTAGAATGGTTTTTCTGATTCAACTCTTTTAATTTCAAAAAGTCTTTCTCCAAGTGGGAAATAAATTAAATCTCCTTCTTTTGGGCGGGTAATTAAATCTGCAAAATTATAATCTAAAATTACACCATCTCTAATTCCAGAACTTATTCCTTCCAAAAATGGTACAATAAATTCTTCATATCTCTCCCTAGATATTATTAAATTTACTTCATTTTTAAGTCTAAGTCCAAATTTAGTCATTATATCACTATCTGGAGAATATCCATCATAGTTATTAACATATGCTTCTATTAAAAAAGAATCATCAAATTTAGATGATTGTATTTCTCGGATAATATCATCTGTTTTAAAAATTTTTCTTGGCAGATAATAAACTTCTACTCCATAAATTTTTAATTGCTCATTGATAAGATCTTGAACAAGAAATTGTTCATTTGTGGATCCCTGTAGAAAAAATGGATTTAATGTCATTTTTATTATCCAATCATATCAAGAGGAGGAATTTCGTATTCTAAAGACATTCTTTGTTTAATATCTTCAAGTTCTTTTTCACCATCTTCATACATTTGTCTGCCATTTAATTCAATTCCACCAGGAAGCTTTACTCCTTGAAACTTTATTAAATTTTGCCCCCATTGTTTTTTAATTAATGCCGTTAAATATTTTTTAACAAAACTATCACTATAAACTTTAGAAAAATCAGATGGATCCAATGCTCTATAACAATCAATAACAAAAAAAGTATCTGCAGTTTCTGAAGACCAGTCAATATCCAAGTAAAGCCTATTTTGTCTCTTATTGAATCTTATTTGTTTATCTGTTGTTAATAAAAAGTTAATATCTTCAAGATATGATTTTACCATAGAATATTGTAATAGTTCTACAGAATTGAAATAATAAAGATCATTTAAAAATAATTGATATTTTATATTAAACATTCCTCCTGAAATTGAACTAGTATCAATCTTAAATATTTTTTCAATACCAATAACAGAATCTGGAACCTGGATATAGTTTGAAGATTCGTAAAAATTAAAAGTTGTTGTACCATATCCAGGAATGCTGGAAGATCCTGTAGTTGTTACTATTCCAACACCATCAGTTCCACCTGCTTTACCTCTATCAATATCATCTTGAGTTATTTTATATTTTAAGTACATTCTTTCAACGCCATCATAATGCCTTTCATTAAAATATTGCAATGCATCATCAACTAAATCATCAATTTGCTCATCTGCAACATTAATTTCTAGTACAGGTGCTCCCAATTTTCTTAAACAATAATCTATTAATTCTTGTCTGGTAGTTGGTTTTGCCATTAGAATTCTCCTCCATCAATAACCGATGTCCAAGTAGGTATTCCTACTGCATTAGTTGTAAGAATAAAATATGTTTCAGTTAATGCATTTTCAGTACTTGCTGCCCCAATCAATCTTCCAGTATTATCAAAATATGCAATGCCATTTGGACCATTATAATCATTAGAATCGTAGTATAGTCCTTCAGTTACTGATGCAAATCCAGTTATTTTTACATCACCATTAATATCTAGATTATTTGTAAATGTAGAAACTCCAGATACAAATAAATTGTTTGTTGTTACTAATCCAGAAAATCTAGCATCTCTCCATCTTTTTGAATCTATACCAATATCATATGTTGCATCATCATTTGGATTTAGATTTGATATAAATTCACCACCAATATTAATATCATCTCCTATTGAATCACCTATGCTTATTGTTCCACCCCTAAAAGTGGCAACTCCAATAAATTCAGATGTTCCTTCTACATATAAATTTTTACCGACAAAAAGATCTCCTCCAGTAGTAGTAATTCCACCAGCAGAGGCAAGAGTTGAAACACCACTTATATTTAAAGACTCTGCTGTTAATGGTCCCAAAATTCTAATAGATGGTGTTGTAATTCCATCC